TACCACATTTAAAGTATATTTTTTTATAAGTACTATCGCCTTTCATATAATAGGAAACTAGCACTAAAAAAAAAGGGAGAACAGCCTAAGCCATTCCCCCTTCTTTCTGATAACATGCTTAATTAAGCAAAGTCAAAATCTGCATCTTCTGAAGTTATATCTTCATTATTTGCATCATTTTCTGTAAGGTTTAGATCAAATTCTAGATCTTCATCAATATCTTCATGAGACACTGAATTATCAGCTGCTGCTTCTTGTGCCATTTGCTGATCAACAGCTTCTTGACCTTTGATTAGCTCTGCAGCTTCTGCATCACTAATCTCTGAAGCAATCTCATCTTCTTGTTCTCTCTCCTCAATGATCTTTTCAGTTTTCATCTCTTGCATTTCTGCATCAGCTGCATTTTCAGCTTCAATTTCAGCAATAGAGTCTTCTAGATCTACCTGAGCAGGATCCTCGGTCTCTTCTGTTGAATTCTCAGGTATTGTATCTACAGTGGCTTTATTATCTACTGTAGCTTCATTAACCTCATTTTCTTCAGCTGGTCCCTGGTCGTCACTGGTGGCCGCAGGTGTTATTGTGGCTACAGCTTCTTCTATAATCTCAGTTGCTGTTTCTGATACATCTACCTTAGCAAACTTAAATGTATCACTGATAAACCAATGTAGAACTCTCTGATCCTCCATCCAAGTCTTTGGATGTGATTGCTGTAAAGCAATAGTAACAAAGTTGTAGAACTCCCACAGTGTACCTGGTTCAGAACACTTATAAGTTGGTCTACTCATTTGTTGCTTGATCAAACTAGCTTGCTCAGTAGTCAAGATATCATGTTCAGCAAATAGCATACCTAGTATCTGTGATTGTTTTCTAACATCTAGAGGTATCTTTTTCATGGCCTCTTTATCAGAACATAGCTGCTCATAATACACTTTAGCTAGCTTTACTTGCTGCTCTATTGTTTCTTTGGTTTCTGTATCTGCAGAACCTGTGTGCTTTCTTGCCCAGGATCCCATGTCCCCACAAACTAAACTTGTAGAGTTTGGTCTATGGATTGCACCAATCCCGCATTTAAACCTCATTTGTTTATTATAACTGTTTGACCATGCAAACATCATAGACAACTCTGGATCATCTCCAAAGTCCAATGTATAAATAGCTGAAGCTATATTACCATCATGTGTGGCTCTATAGTTTTCACCTGTTACATTAAATCCAGCATCTTCCAATGCTTTAGTTGATAAGTCCATTACGGACTCATGACTTATTACAGTATACGAATCAGCATAATTAGGTAAGGCAACATCTATCAGATCTTGCCTACCATAGCTTTTTATCTTTCTTGGCATATTAAAATAATTGTAATTGTTGATTATTAGGTTCTAATATTTTTATTTCTTTCATGATATTTTCTATATAATAATCATAGTTAATATCATATTCTTCAAATGGTTTTTCTATATATGTATTAAATACAGTTTGTAACCATTTACCTGCTTCAACTTGAATTTGTCTGTTATCAGAGTTATTAATTTTAAGGACTTTAGATCCTTTATTAGATATATAATATCTAATAGTTTTTTGAAGCTTCTCTTCTACATATTTACCATCTTTGATAGATGATTCATAAAATGACCAATCACCTTTGATTTTTACCCCAGCACAATAATCATATATATTAGTGTTAGATTTTATGTATTTTTCAGGGTTTATTCCATTTACAAAGTAATTGTATATAGCTTTAGCCACAATCAAATGGCTTTTATTTTTATGTAGATGTGAATGTTTATGATTTTGTAAATCTTCCCACTCAAATCTACCTTTACATTTAGCACTTCCGTTGGTGTAAATACTTATATAATTATTTACATCCCATATGTACATTGCTGAGTAATCAGCATATTCTAAAATAAGTTTGGTTTTTTCTTCCCATGCTTTACATATTTCATCATATTTGTTAAGATATTGTTTGTCAAACTGCAAGGTTGCACCATCAGTATTAGTTTGTAATAAAACTGACTCAGGTATATTAATAAGTAAGTCTTCTACTAACATACTTAGTAATAACTGACCATTAATAGTGGTCTGCATAGTATACTTTGAATCATATAACCAAGAATATTCACTGTTACTATTACCATACGTGGCATTTGCAGCTTCTTTAAATCCTTCAATAATAGCAATATCTCTATTAGCTTTAGGTTTTTTCTTTTCAGCAAGTCTTACATCAACAATATCATTTTTATATACTTGAAAAAACTCATCACCCAAATGTGCGGGAGACATGTTATTCATACAAGCAATGCTAGGATATAGTGATGCTACATCTAGATCTTTTATTATAATATCACCTTCAGCAAGATACTTACCTGGTTTAATACACTGGTGAATACCACCTGCACCATAATGAAACTCATATCCTTTAAATCTTAGTTTATACTTAAAATCACTTTTTGTATTATAAATTGTTTTTTCTTTTAGTTTTTTAAGAAACTGCTGAAAAGGAGGTGTTTGAAAAGATATATAATCAAATAAAATATCTTTTATTTTAATTCCATTTCTATAAGTTCGTAATTGTTTTACATCATACTTTTTTTGATTAGTTGCTTCACAATACAATCCTAGTAACAGTTGCGATCCTATTTTTGTATTAGAGTAATTATAACATTCTAAACCATATTTTTCTTTTATCTTCCGTCTTACAGTAATTAAAGGTTTTGACAGATGTAGAATCTTTTTTGTAGATCTAACGTCATTTATACAATACTTAACTATCATAAGTATTTCTTCTTCTGTATAAACCTTTTCAGTATGATGTATAGGCATATCTTGAAGATTTGGCCAATCCATAGCAAACTGAGCCCACTTAAGACTAGTTCTTTTATTAACATTATCCCAATGATTTATTTTAAATACATCAATTTGCTCAATACTAAGCTTCCACTCAGGATATTTGCTAAATTCCTTAGCATTACTGCGACTAATAGCTTCTTGTGCTTCAGCATAAATGGCTTCCACAATATCTTGCGCATCCATCTTCAGAAGTTGGGTTTGATTTTTTAAAATAAACTCAGTGATTTGAGAATCAAAACTTATACCATTAAAAGATATATGCTTTTCTTTTAAACTTTTATTTCTTTGTAGAAATTTAATTAAAGGTTTTATGTCATTACATATAGAAGAATGAATTGTAAATACTTTGGTTTCTTCTGAATTATAAGACTCAAATACACCAACAAATAAGTTGGTCATAGTCTCATAATCCATTACCCAATGAGTTCTTTCCATATAAATTTGTTCAGTTAAGCTGTCCCCCCATTTTTAAAAAACCTGGGACTTTTACATCCCAGGTTGTGTATTTATTTAACTTCAGCTACCTTTTTTTTAGTCATATGTTTATCATAATCAAATGAATCAGAATTATTAGCAAAGATTTGTATGACATTTTTGATATCATCTGTGTTATCTATGTAGTACTCCTGAAACACTTCCATCTTATGTCTACTTTGTTTTGCACCCTTAGTTCCTGTAATTCTTTGTCCATAATCATCAAGCTGAGGTAGCATGTGCAATGTAGTCTTTTTAATTTTAGATATTATTACAAATACACTACTATCTGGATCATAAATGCACTCTGTATAAGGACAATTGTCAGATATAGGTATTAATTTAAATGTTTCTTTTTCATTCCATATGCTATTTATAAGCATCATTGATTTTGAGGTTGATTCCTTCATTTTGTTTGGTTTGTTTGGTTATTATTTTCTTCTTCTAACTCGTCTAAATTAGCAATTTCAAATACTAATGTTTCTTTTTTAAGATCAGGTTTATTACATAGCTCTCCAACTTTTCTCAAAAATTCTTCTTCTACATTTAGAATTTCAGAATATTCTGAAAAATGTTTTTCAGGCATAAGATAACTATACATATATGCATAATTACCACTGTGCTTATCAAAAAACTTTAATATTTTACTCTTTACATTTGAACTTAGCTTACTATATTTACCATTGATAAAATGATCCCAATCTTCTTCTAGATCATTAAAATCAAAAACAAATATAGCTTTATTATCCTTTTTTACAAATTCAAGTAATCTTGTATGTTTTATAAGAACGTTCCTTTCAAAATCTTTATACTCAGATGTTTTTTTTGTTTCATACAGACATATAAACTTCATGTCTTCATGTGTAAAATGATCGTCCCAACAGACATATGTTTCTATTGGGACAACATTATTACCTCTTCTTACTCCTAGAAGTGGGTATAAAAATACCTTAGACTTCTGAAAATATTTACTATAAATGGATTTTAATCCCATATTTCTACAATTTTACATTTCCTATAGCTAAATCATATGGTAGAGTATAGTCTTTATTATTATAATGATATTCTAATATAGGTATTATTTCATCTCTAAGACCTTGTAACCACTTTATCATAGTTTTATCTGATACTTGAAAAGGATATACTTGGTTATACTTATCAATTACAACAAATGTAAAATTAATACGCCATTCTAAACTATCTTTTTTATCTCTAATAAATTTATAAAATACTAGTTGATAATAAATAGCTGCCTGAATGTAGTATTTATAATATTCAACAGAATCAGGAAAATCTGCTAAAGGCTTACCTGTTGTTTTAACATCATTAATAAATATTGTCTTGGAATCATTGTCTATAATTATATTATCAAGTATACCTTTAAATCCAAATGTTTTATCATCTGTATAAATTTTACTTTCAATACTAATAGGTAATTCATTAAATACTTCTATGTGTGTGTCTTCCTCTCTTTTATTAACTTGTAGCAATTGAATAATATCTTCATTTCTTTTTATAGATTCTACACACTCTTTACAATATTCAAGTGTATCTGTATCTACTAAAGTCTTGCCTTGGCTTGATTTCAGAAACTCAAAATAGCTAATGTTATCAGCTGTTAAGATTTTCTTGACTCTTGCCTCATCAGTTTTAAGCTTTTGATGCAAGTTTATTTTCTCTAGGAGGTCTACTATTGCAGCCTCATACGTGTCCAAAGTTAATGAATTATCTGAACCTTCCAAATATAATTTGAAAATTTCATCAACTATTAACTTATTATTACCACTTGGAAGTTTACCTGGTACAGTTATAAACTCACTATCAAAGTCTTCAGGGTTTAAAAGAAGGCAGTGTATGACCTTCCCCTTTACAAGGTGAGGGTCAACACTTTCTTCCTTTTGTTTAAGCACATAATCTTTAAAAAACATGCCTGGTGAAAACAATAGTTTGTTTATGCTACTATAACTAAAGTAAAACTTCTCATTATAAAACGCATTTAGTTCATCAGAACCAATCAAATTCTTGTCCATTCTTTTTTTCTTCTTTTTCTGCTATTAATACTTCTTCTGTAGCTTCTTCTTCTGTTTCTACTTCTTCCTCTTCAATTTCAGGATCGGCCAGAGGGCCTGGATTTGCCGTGACAGGTTCAGAAACAGTAACTTCATCTACAGTATCTTCAACAATCTCTTCTTCTTCAACTACAGGTACTGTAGTTTTATCTACAAAGTTTGGAGTTTTATGGACCCACTGGTAATTTAACTGTGGCGCATACTCTGGACTTATACCATAAGAAGTAGGTTGAATATACCTTGAATAACCATTTTGAGCAAAGTATTCTTTCTGATCCTCCATAATAAATTCAAGAGCATACTCATCGCATTTACCAAAGGACATTAAGTTTTCAATAACACCATCAATATGACGACTGCTACTGTTACCTCTACCAAGATAGTTCTTCAATGACTTGAAGTTAACATGGTTTTTAGTTCTTGAGCTTTCAATCTGATGATTGTGATGAAAGAATAACATCTCAAGATAGAGAAGACTTTCTAGATAATTAGAGTTAGCCATAATCTCCATGGCCATTACATGATTGTCACTGTCAGAACTATTGAACATGTTTCTTAAGTTTTGATATGTTTCCAAATCAATTAAGACAGCATCATCACCATTAACAACTTCAAGCAATGCATTTTGCTCAATGACATTTTTGGTTTTAACTTCTTCCCAGGTTTCTAGATTCTTATCACTAATAGTCCATAGGTACTCACTATTCCTAGATATCTTTGCATATTCAGATGCTTCATATTGATCTATAGTAAGACCTAGTTTGTCAAGAATCTTTTTAGGTAACGGTCCATTAGAGTTATTAAAAGGATTGCATAGATTTTTAGTATGCCAATCAACAGCTACATATTCTAAAGTATCCATATCAAATCCTGTAAGTATATCGTTTGCTTTACTACGGTAATAGTCATCAAAATCATCACATACTTCTTCCAAAGCATCTAAAGTAGCTAGGAACACTTTTGGGTGAATTAAATGCATCCAAGTACTGCTAAACAGCTTGTCTCCAGCTCTATCACTACCAACAACTACAGTTGCTTTACTTAACTCAGTAGTAGTTCTTATTTTATATTTTACAGCTAAGTCTTTAAGTTTTATTCTTGGGACGGTACATCCCTTCATAAAATAAATCTTATCTTTCATTTGTGGTGTCCACTTACCAGTATTAAAATTCAAACCGTGGTTTGATTTATTATACTTTGCTTTTTCAATTATATTTAATATATCTGTTTCATTAACATATACACTATCTATGACTATCTTGCCATATTCATCTTTTCCAATATCTGCATTTAAGCTTATGAATGGTATTTTCTTTATTGTACTCATTTTTTATTTTTAAAAGAGGGGCTTTTACACCCCTCTATCTGTAAATTAATTAAGTTAATGTTTAGTAAAACGGGAAACTGTTTTATCCTGATTTACTTTACAGTCATCGCCACCACCTTTTGATTCAACATCAGTTTTGAGAATTTGGCTTTGTGACCATTAAGGATCTCTTTAACCATATAATATCTCAAGTCATCTGTAAATGAATCACAGTCAGTAACCAAAGAAATAATTCTATCAACCATCTTTTGTGGTACTGAACCTTTGTTAGCTGTCATTAATGCAAAGTTGATGATCCTAGTAGAAATAATACTAGAGATATCAGCTCTAAAATCATCATCTTTACCAATGCAACTAGTCAAAGAACCTTTGACATAGTTCCAATCATCATTTGTAAGAATCTGCTCAGGGCTAATAATCTTATCTAACTTGTTATTAATAAACATAGCAAATAATGCAGAAGGCTCTGCACCAATTGACCCATCACCAATCATATTGATCAGCGGCAACTCATCCTCAAACTTATCAATAGAACTAATAGAGTTAAAGAATGTAGTAATACTTCTTGGATTAACTTTCTGAGTCACTGTCTCAGGATTCATCAATAAGAAGTTAATACATCTACCGTCAATACCAACATTCTCTGCCCAACGAGCCCATACATTAGAATCAAACTTTACTTCAGTAGAAATAAATCTAGTTCTCTGAGCATCATCAAGACTAGTAACTTGATAGTCACCATTGTCAGGATTAGTAGTCAGGATCACATGCCAGTTCTTTGGAAGAGACCAAGAAATATATTCTTGTCTGTCAATCAACTCCATAGTAGCTTGCATAAATCTGTGATCAGCACGGGTATAATCATCAAGGACCAAGAACCCACCTTCTGACTTACCCTGAATCCACTCAGGAGCAGCATGAGACATTCTTTTATCTACAACCTTGTAACCTTTCTTCATTGCAGCATCCATCTGACTTTCATTAATCCAAGTAGTCTTGCCATCTTTGTTAGCAATCTTAAATTCTTTTACAGGAAACCCAACAAGGTCACCTAATTCTTCTATCTGAGATAGATTAATCTTTACAACTTCCATATCCAACTCTTTACCAAGCTGCATAATAGCGGATGTTTTACCAAGGCCCGCATCACCTTCAATATTTACAGCAACAGGTACTTTACCTTCATTTTGAATATGCTGATTGTTTTTCACCATATGTTTTAAGAAGTCTTTCAACTCATCAACATTTAATTGTGTGCTTTTACTCATTTGTTTTTAATTTAAAGTTCTAATCTAATTTGTTTTCCTGGTAAGTTATCATTAAAATCAGATCTCTCTGACAATACCCATAGGACTGGTTTCCTAGGTTTCATATCTGTCCAAGCCTCTCCATCTGTAAAATAGATTAAGCTTGTAAACTGTCTGTTTTCTTCAAAATATTCTAGAACAGGTTCAAAATAAGTACCTCCTCTACCTGACACCTCTAGTTCAAATTTTCCATCATACTTTTTGATAGATTGAATTTGAGTATCACATTGTACAATTGTAATATCAACACCTGCTTTATGCAAATGATGTATTTCATTCATAAACTCTTTTAATTCATTATCACAAACAGAACCTGAAGTATCAATACCAACAAGCATGTTTTGTCTCATCTTTATTTTAAGGCCAGGATTGTCAGAGTACCTTTTGTTCTCTTTTCTTCTTAGCTTTCTAGTAAAGATCTTTGTAGATATACCCGTGAAGCGCTTGATATAATTTTTCCAATTAAATTTAGGTGGTATAACTTCATCAAGCTTAATAAGACCTGATATCTCACCTGGTACATACCCTCTCTTCTTAATTGTTTGCTCCTTAGCTTCAGTAAGAACTCTTTGAAGTTGCTTTTCAATAAGCTTCTTCTCTGCATCAGGCATGTCTTCAAACTCTTCCCACTCATGATCAGGAATATTAACGTCCTTATCTCCATCTCTACTACTACTAGAAAGAGGTCCTCCTGGTCCAATTGTAACTTGACATTGACCTTGCTCTATACCATCAAGCAGCTTGTCCATGTTATCATCTCCACAGGATCCAGTATCTTTCTTATCTTGTTGAGCTTGCTTAAGCTTATCATAATAATATCTAGAACCAGCTTTCCTGTCTAGATTAAGATCAGTATAATCATTTATATCTATACCACCTTCAGGTAGCCAGTGACCATCTATATACTGATTGATCTCCATATCCATTGCAATATTGGCCAGCTTCTTATCACTAAACATAGTGAAAGTTGTAAGATGCTGAAATGCAATGTGCAGTAATTCATGCTTCAGTAGTCCTAGTTTGTGATCTTCTGACAGATCAGTCCAGAACTTCTCATTAATCATCAATTGAAAATTGATGCCATTTTTACATACACCTGCAGTTGGTAGTTGATCACTCCAACTCTTGTGTAACATTAATAAAAAGAAACCATAATAGGGTTCCTTTAACATCAAATCTTTTGATGTTTTACTCAGTGAATCTTGTCTATTCATTTGATTAATTTTACTTTTAAATCTTTATATCCCAAAGTTTTTGCTAGATTTATAGTATTCTTGATATAATATTCAAAACATACTTCAAGCAACTCCTTTCTATCTTTTATAAATGCAAGATGTCCTATAACATTAACTCTGGTTAAATCTTCAGGATCATAATATTGTGTTAATGCACAGTAATGTTTAAAAGCATTTAAACTCCATTCTTTTTTGTCAGGTTTACCATATACATATAATGCCATTAAGGTATGTACATCTGTAATATCTGATTGTTTAATTACTTGAAACGCCATATAATGGTTATCTTCATCATCAGATAGTAGCATTTCCAATAAGTTTTTTATTTCCTTATTGCTTAGTTTCATATTTTTCCTTTATAAAATCTTCCTAATATATTTCCATTCAGATAATTATCTCTCTCAAGAACCTCATACTTAAACTGTGCTTTGGTTTCTTCATAAGTTAGCTCCATCTTACTAAAACAAATCTTAAGAATAGTTCTGTATATTAATTTACCATCCTTATATGCTTGCTTTAGTTCTTTGTTGCTGCTAAAATAGTTTTCATAGTCTAGCTTAGTGACCATTTCATACTTCTTAGCTCTTTTGTCTGTCATAGCAGCTAGCGCTTTCTTTCCAAACTTTTTCTTTCTCTTACTGTAAAAGTTTTTCTTACCAATGTAACCGTACATTATCCCACTTTTACTATCTAAGTAGTTCATCAGGTAAACAAATCCTACAGCACCTTCTGGAATCATGTCATCATAAAAATCCCATAGTCTTTTTTTTCCAAGATGACGATCCTCTATTTCTATTTTCCAAGGGTACTTACTCTTTTTCATATTAGCTTTTTTAACAGAGGTAACAAAACCTCTCTGGTTTTAGTAAGACCGTGCACCTTGATAGAGTCAGATAAATCTTTTTCCATATCTAAGATTACATAATCAAAACCGTATTTCTCTTTATATTTTTTCATAGAATTAATTCCAGGACCATCATTGTCAAATAATACAAATACTTTATTATAATTGGTAGTTATACTTTTCAATAAATGTTTTGGAATAAAACTATTCTCACTATCAGGCGCAATACATTCTATATTACGGATACCTATTCTTTTAAGTGACATTAGATCCTTCAATGATGATGTAATTATCAAATACTTAGAATCATATTTTAGCTGATCTTTACCTTGTATATAATCTTGAACTTTAATAAACTTTTTATCAGGATTTTTTGGCATATAAATCTTATACAACTCACCAGTATCTCTAAAGTAACCATATGTGTATGCTTTGCTAAACTTTAAAGTTCTTGTAGCTCCATC